TTCAGTGACCTGCGCCGTGAGCTGCTGGATCGCTGCCGCGATGTCGATCTCCGCCTTGGGCGCCGCGGCGCCGCCCCTTAGAGGCATCCCCTATCCCCCACCACCGTTCGTGCCACGCGCGGCATCTAACCCCTCCCCCTCTGCGGCATGGTCAGATCGTGATGGAGCGCGCGGCGAGATAGGTCTTAACGAACTGGTAGATCGTCTCGATCTCCGCATCCGTGAGCTGGCGGTTGTAGACCGCTGCGAACGCCTGATCGTTCGGTCCGAACAAGCCAGACAAGCTCGTGCCGACGCGGATCGTCGCGGCCGTGTTGAGAGACCGCTGGCGGGTTTCGGCGCCCGAGGTCGCCGACGCGCCCAGGGTCTTGTTGTAAACCTTGCGGGGGGTCGCGTTGCCGAAGCTGGCTGCCTTGAAGTTCCACGCCGCCAACTGCCCCGACGTCACGTTGATGTCCGTTGTCGCTGAGGAAATCGTAGCGCCATCCGTGTAGGCGGCATCCGCTCGGATGATCGTGGCCACCACGTCGTACAGAGCGGCGCCCTTCGGGCTCGCTGCAAAGTTGTAGTTGCCGATGAGCATGGGCCGATTGCCCTGCACGGCCATGTCAGCAGTGGCTCTTGAGACCAAGAGGTACGTGAGTGCGGCTGTTTCCGCTACACCTGTCTCGATGTAGGCTGCACCGGACTGGGAGGCGCCGCCGAGCGAGACATAGCTGGGACTGATAGCGGGAGAGTTCACCAAGGCTGCTGCGGCGCCTCCGGGCGCCAGGTTCCTCGCTGATTTTGCTGCGTCTCCGCCGAAGAAGTTCCAGTACTTTAGTCCCTCCGCGATCGGCGGGATGAAGCCGCCGGCGACGGCAGAGAAGTCGGCACCAGCAACGCGCTGGAAGGTTCCCATAGCTGCGCTCTCCTCAGACGGCGACAGCGTCGGCCTGGAAGGCGACGCAAGGGTTGTTGGCGGGGTATGGCTTGCCGACAAGGGCGGGGATGTTGGCCGCGGGGTACTGGCCCGTGCCTTCGGCGTAGACGTAGTTCAGCGGGTAGACGGGCGGATCATCGTCGAAGAGGTTTCCTGATCCGGCGTAGGTCGCCTGCCCTGCATAGCGCACGGTCACGGTCCCGACCGGGTCGCGGGCGGCTGTGATGCGCACCGCGCAGTCACCGACGATCTCCACCGTCGAGACCGTTAGGGCTCCTGCCCCATCCAGCAAGGCGAACCCCTTAGCCGCAAAGTTCGACGCCACCATCGTGGCGCCGTTCCAGCTGTAAGCATCACGCCAGACAAGCTTTCCCCGCCGCCCCGTGAAGGTGACGAGGATTTCCCGCCCGCGCTTCAGCACCTCGAGCGGCCGGAGCGGGATGGGAGCGTGGCGAAGAACCAGGGCTTCACCCAGCGCGCGGCCCAAGGGACAGCCAAGCCAGCGGGAGCCGTTAGGGTCCAGATGCCCGCCCTTGTCGGTGACATGGTAGTGCGGCGAACCGAGGAACACCGAGGTCGGCCGGCCGTCGGCGAAGTCCAGCTGCGCCATCCCGACGCTCATATTCGCCGCATCGCGCGTGAACTGCGCACCCGTCTGGTAGGTGACAAACGCGGGCGGATCAGACTGCCCGAGCACTCCCTGGCAGACCTGGGACAGAATGTCAGCGCGTAACTGCTCCAGCTTCGCCAGGTATCCTGCGCGGTCAGTCGCCCCCCCGTAGGCGGGATCGTAGTTGTACTCGTTGCCTAGGAAGATGATGCCGGCGACCTTCACGGTCTTGCCTTCAGCATCGGCGATCGCCTTCACCCGCGCCACGAAGTCCGGCATGCGGTTGAAGAGGTTCGGGCTGGCGCCATAGCTCAGCTGCTCAATGGTGCGGCCGGAGATGCCGCAGTTCCCCACCACCCACTTGTGCGCGGGATCAGCCTTGAGGCCGCGAGCCGCCAGCCACATTCGCCGCGCCACGATCGCTGCTGCGATGCCGGGGCTCTCTCCCAGGTTCTGGGCCCCCGGCGCGAGCGCCGCCACCTCGGCATCCGTCAGGAGGCCGCCCGAGTTGTTCTTCACGGTTGCTTTGAGCGGCGTCAGTACGGGTGAGCCGATCGGCACCCAGGTCGTGCTGGTCGTGCCGCCGGACTGTGCATGCTCGCTGCTGCCAAGCATGTAGAGGCCGAGATCAGATGGGATGGACGTTGACAGGGCCGGCCAACTCTCCTGGCCCGTCGAGAGGCTCTGCCCGTAGATCAGGATCAGGTTGTAGTCGGCGTCAGCCGTGGCGACCTCCAGCGCCATCGTACCGCGCAGGACGCTGCCCATGGCCAGGGCCCGGGTGCTCGCAGCACGGATCTCCGCAGCCGAGAAGGTGCTGACCTGGCCAATGGATGCCTGCAGGCTCGGGGCGACGATGGTCCCGTCCTTCTTGACGCCCAGGGCTACGAACCCGGAGGTGTCGCAGATGGCCCAGGCGAAGTCCGGATGGTCATAGGAAAAGCTGGTCGCGCCGCCGATGCCAGCGTTCCCCGGAACCGAGACTGATCCATCGGCGAAACCGCGCAGCACGGTGGAACCGTTGGGCGATTGTAGAACCCATCCCCCGGCGCCGTCAGAGGCCACACCCAGTGCATTCAGCCCGACGGCGCCGTCCTCCCTCACCCGGATGGGCGAGAAGCCAGCATCATCGACCAGGGCCCAGGCATAGCCCGACCCTGCTGCCTGCCGGGTTGTGAGCCCACCGCCCGCAACGGAGCCGTCCGGTGAGAGGAGGATGCCCCCGGCGCCATCGGGTCGACGGATCAACGCGCCGCCGTCCGGCTGAAGAATGAGCTGAAAGCCAGGAAGGAAGGCCGTCCGGCCGTCGGCACTCAGCCCAATGGCGGCATTGCCGAAGTCATCGATCACACCCCAGGACAGCGGGGCATCCGGCACATGCTTGATGGTGTCCTTGACCTCCTCTGCGGCTTCCAACACGGCATCTGCCTTGCCTTCGAAGTCCTCGACCTTGGCCATGGCCTCGGCCTGCTCCGGGAAGGCCTCCGGAAAGGGCACATCGCTCAGCCGTCGCCGGCCAAGGCTTTCGCTCATCACGGATCTCCATGCAGGATCGCGCGCCCGGCAATCTCGCCGCGCCGTGGGTGCGCTCAGAGGGTCAGAAGGGCGGCCCGTGGCCGCGATGCGTCAGAAGCGTTCGGTGATCGTCCCGGCCCAGCTGTGGCGGCTCCAGGACCGGTAGCCAATCGGAGCACTGGGCTTAAGGATGCCGTACACGGCCTCCCGGCCCGCGCCAGCCAAGTCATTCAGCTGCGGCACGAACAGGACGTTGCCGCTGCTGCGGGCGTAGCGGTCCATCTCCATCACCTGCGGCCAGACCTCCTCCTTGCGGATGCTCTCAGTCTGCAGGTTCCACTGGCGCTGGATCGGCGCTGGATCGGACCACACCTGCCCACCGCGGGTGACCACCTCCCGGGCTGCGCCGGAATAGCCAAGGCTGGTGCCGTAGCTCAGGCCGCCGAGCGGATCCCAGGCCGGCCCCATGAAGGCGAGCGGAATGTTCAGGAAGCCGTCGGGGTTGCCGGGGTCCTGGATGTCGAGCACGAAGCGCGTCGCGACGAGGTAGCTTGGCAGCGCCAGCACCGCCTGCGCGAGACCTGTCACCACACCAGTTGAGACCAATCCGCTGTCATGAACCAGCAGATCCACCCCGGCCTGTGTGTGGTAGGTGATGGCGTTGCCGTAGTCGTCGACGATCAACTGGCCATTATCGTCCACCAGATCGTAATCGCCCGTCTGGCTCGTCAGCAGGTAGAGGCGCCACCGGAGTTGCGCCTGGCCGGTCAGGTTTGTCCGGTGCAGGCTCATGGCGCGCACGGCATCGGGCGCGGCGAGCGTACCCTGGAGCGTCGCTGTGGTGGTGCCCGCCGGCGTCTGCCAGGCATCCCAGGCCCCGCCCTGATCGGACTTCAGCTTGTTGGGCCCGAGCCCGGTGGCCTGAGCCGAGGCGGTCAGGGTGGCCGTTCGAAGAAGGTTGCGCCAGCCGAGCAGCATCAGACCAGCACCAGCAGGGTTGCCGTGTCCTCGGTCGAGCGGATCTGTTCCCCGACGATCAGCCCCACGCGTCCGGTAGCGAGCTCGCCGAGCGGATAGACCAGCTGGATCACCTGCCCGAGGTCGCGGGCGAGCGCCACGTCAATGCGGACGGTCACCTCATAGAGCCGCCGTGGCACGCCCCAGAGCGCGCCGTAGAGGTTGGCCATGGCCTGGGCATCCGTCGGCTGGAGCAGGCGCGTCGAGACCGGCTCGGGGTCGGATGGCTTCTGGTAGGCGGCCTCGAGCGCCGCGCTGGTCCAGGTCTTGTACCCCTCGGGCTGCGCGATGTACTGGCGCCGGGCCTCCGTCACGTCCGGATCGAGGCTGCCCTGCTGGACCGTGTAGTTGCGCCGCCAGGACACCCGCCAGCGATAGGGCGGCGGATCCAGTGGGGCCGGCAACTGCTGCACCCGGACCTGCACGATATCGGCCTCGGTGAGCGTCGCCTCCGGCTCGGCATCCGCCGGCACCGGCCGCAGCAGCATGGCGCGCAGCCGCCCATCCCGGGTTGGTACGAGCTTCGCCCCGATGGAGGCGAGGATGGGCCCGACCGCATCCAGCCCGGTGACCTCCCCCGTCCAGTAGTCCCCGCAGGCCGCCGTCTGGCTCTCGTTCAGTGCCGCGAAGCTCGTCAGGTCAAGGAGGCTGTCCGGAACGCCGAGCTCCTCCGTCAGCAGGAACACGGCCAGGCCCGCTGCCGTCGAGAAGGCACCCGCGGTGCGGAAGCGCCCACTCGCGCTGCAGGTCAGCTGCCAGCCATTGGCGACGGGGCTGCCGAGTTGGACGTAGAGCCCGTCCGGACGGCTGCAGGCGCGCCAGGTGCCCGGTGGGCACGGGCCGGCGGTGTAGGTGGTGCCCGTATAGAGTTCAGCCACGGCCGGCTCGCGGGTCAGGTTTGCCGCGTCGCCCCCGGTATAGACCGCACTGATGAGCCCCGGCCCGTCGCTCACCTGCCAGACCAGGTTCACTGGATCGATGAGCACCGGGCTGATGTTGGCAACCGGCGCACCAAGGGGAGTGCTCCCCACCATCACGAGGCGTCCGCCACGGAGCTTGGGCTTGAGCTGGCCCTCCATATCCTCCGTGCCCTCGTACCCGCCCGTGCCGGCATAGGTGTGCTTCTGGAGGGGCTTCTCGATGAAGTAGCGGGCATCCCGCAGCGGCACCTCCAGATGCGTCTCGCTGAGAAACCAGGGCGCCGCCACCCCGGCGAAGACCGGCGTCAGAGCGGCATAGGGCGGATCCAGGTCGATCCCGCGCCGATCCCGAAGCTTGCGACCACGGCGGACCGTCACCGCACGCCCGTCGCTGTTCGCCTCGGCCATGAGGCTATCCAACTGGCCCTCAGCGTTGATCAGCCGGAGTGCCCCGAAGGTGGCCGAGGTGTTGGAGGAGCCGGGGCCAAGGCTGATCTGGCGGTCGATCTCAAAGGCCGTATCAAGCAGCGGCGGATAGACCTGTAGACCGATGCTGTCCGTCTCGCGGGAGCGGTAGCCGCTGTCCGAAGCCCGCAGCGTGCCGGCTGTGGACGAGGCCGGATAGTGCACCTCCAGCTCGGCCAGGAGCAGGGCAGAGGTCATGCGGCCACCTTCCGATTGGACTGGGCGAACTCGCGGCGCAGGCTCGCCAGTTCGGTCTCAAGCCGTCCGATGGCCGCGACCAGCGTCTCCGTCTGCGTGGTGACCAGGTCGCGTTGAAAGGACGCCGTGAGGGTATCCATTCCAAGGTTTGCCACGCTGGTCAGGACAGAGCCGATCTGGTTGATGGCATCCACGTAGCCCGTGCCGTTGCCGAATACGGCGAGGGCGCTGGAGCGGTAGGTCTCGGCATAGCTCTGCAGGTCGCGGATCGCCGCGGCGTCCCCGGCCTGCGCCCGGGCGGCGATATCGTTGAACTGGGTCTGCGCGAGCCCGTACTGCGCGCGGGCATTCAGCGGCGAGGCGCTGCCGAACTGGAGCCCATTCACGTAGTCCGCGAGCGACCCGATCACCCCGGCCGCGTTGCTCCGGGCGTTGTCGTTCGCATGCTCGAGAACCGCCTGCCGCTCGGCTGCCTGGGTTCGCTCGAGCAGGACCAGGTCCGCCCCCTGCTGGCGGGCGATCTGGATGCGCTCTGCCGCATGCTGCCGGTCCAGTCGGGCCAACTGCACATTGATATCGTCCGTGGCCCCGATCGCGGCGTGGTAGCGATTGACCAGGCCGCCATTGAGGTCCGTAATCGCGATCGCCTGGTTCTCGATAAGCTGCTGCATGGAGATCGAGATGTTGTCGTTCGCGGTCTGCATCCTTGCCGCGACGTCTGTCGCGCTCAGGCCGAGATCCTCCAGGGCGCGCCGCAGCTGGAGCAGCGAGGCATCGCCCTGCGCAACCGCCTCGTACCAGTCCGCGTCGCCCCCTCGGCCGGAAAGGCGAAGGCGCTGGTTCTCGATGCCTCCGAAGGTCTCCGCGACGCTACGATTGCGGTCCTCGGCGGCCCGGACAATCTGCCTCTCCATCGCGGCCCGGCTGGCCTCTGTGATCTCCGCCAGCTTGCCGAGGTTCGTGCTGACTACCTCGGCGCCCATACCGAGATCCTTGAGCTGCTGTTCGAGCTGCTGGGCGGACTGCTGTGCCTGCACGTCGAACTGCATGCGCTGGATCGCGGCCGCCTGGTCGATGCCCGAGCCACCACGCGCCTGCGCCACCTGCATGTCCAGGCCAAGCTCGATCTGGCGGACCTGGAGGTCGCGGGCCTCGGTTGCCTTCTGGACCGCCTCAGCCTGGCGCCGCGCCAGTTCCTCGGTCGCAAGGCCAAGCGTCTGAGACTTTGCAATCACCTCGTCATAGGGCTTGCGCAGCGCATCGAGAGACTGAGCGAAGGCGCTGGTGGCCTCCGTCGCGCCGGTCATGATCTGGTAGGTGCTGCGATACCACTCAAGGTTCGCCATGATCTCGTCGGGGCTGCCGCCCGCGGTCCGGCCAATGATGCTGCGGATGTTGGCGTCGGGCGTCTGCTCGGCGGCGGCCGCGAGGAAGCTCTGCACCGCCCGCTCCGTGACGGCCTTGATGCCTTCTTCGTCCATCTGCGTGGACTGCGCGTGGGTGTCGCCGTTGTAGAACTGCAGGCCGTCGCGCGCGCCGACAGCAACCCGGAAGCGCGCGTCCACCGCACCCGGGAGCCCCGCCGCCTGCCCGACCTGCAACGCCAGCTTCTCGAAGCTGCGCGCAACCACCTCGGCCTGCTGGCGGTTCTCGGCGGAGAAGCGGTCACCCGTCAGGCCACCGATCTCCACGCTGCCGTCGCCCGTGTAGAGGGTCGCGGTGCCCGTGCGGTCGGAGGGCTTCTGGCCGGGGAGAAGGGCGCCGATCACCATCAGCGCGGCTGCAGCAATCCAGCCATAGACCGGGACGGCAGCCATGGAGCCAGCGATGGTCGCGTAGGCGCCCATGCCTGCCATCGCCGTGCCGCCGACGCCCTGGATGTTGCCACCTACGCCGCCACGCTTGAAGCCTTGGTAGGCGGAGTAGGCGCCGCCTACCATCGCGGCGCCGCCCATCAGGTAGCCGCCGTAGCTCATGCCTGCGCCCGCTGAACCGGCGCCGTCGATGCCGCCCGCCAGGGCGCCTTCCGGTCCGCCGGCCGTGAGGAACGCCGCGTCGTTGGGACCGCCCGTATTCAGCCAGTTGCCGATCCCAGTCCCGAAAGTCTTATCGACACCAGAGACAATGCCGTTGCCGGCCCAGTTGTAGCCGTCCGTGAAGATGCCGGTGGTCGGGTTGAGAATGTCCTTGCCGAGGCTGTAGACCTGCGCGCCCTGCTGGGCGTAGCCCATGAAGTTGCCGCTGCCGTCCGTGACCAGTTGCGAGCCGGGCGTCTGCACCTGTGAAAGCACCTGCGCTGCCCCGCCCAGCGTTCCGCGATTGCCCCCGAACACAGAATTCAGCACTGGGTTAATCGCGGCCATGCGAAGCCCGGCCTGGATCACCTCCGAGAACACCGCCTTGGCGATGTCGCGGAAGTTCACCGCCTTGAGGCTGCCATTCGCGAAGGCCTCGGTGATCGCGCCGCCAATGCGATCAAAGGCCTGCTCTCCGATGCGGGAGAGCTCGTTCCAGGAATTCTCGAGCTTCTGCCCCTCGGATCGAGCATCGGCCTGCTGGCGCGCAAGCTGCTCCAACTGCCGGATCTGATCTTCGCCGGCGCCCTTTGGAGCAGACTGCCTCGCCCGGATCGCCGCGAGCTCACGTTCGCGGATTTCCACCGATGCGCCGATCAGGCGGTTCTCCGCTTCGATGAAGGCGAGCTGATCCCGCTGATCCTGGATGCTCTCGTTCGCCTTGCGTCGCGCCTGCTCCTCCGTCTGGGCACGGTAGCGTGTGGTCAGGACCTCCACCGCCTTCGCGTACTTCTCCGTGCCCTCTTCAGCCCAGCGCAGGGCCTCGGTTTCGGCGCGGATCTGGGTCTCCATTTCCTGCCCGGCGGCCCGGCTGACACCATAGGCCGCCGCGATCCGGCCCTCCCCGTCGATCTGCCGGTTCAGGACGACCAGGGAGGTGACGAACTGCGCGTCGAGATTGCGCTGTGCCAACTCCCGCGCGCGCGTGCGCTCGGCCGCCGTGGCATGGGCGCGCCCGGCGGACTGCGCGGCCTTCTCGATCTGGTCCTCAGCCTGCGCCAGTTCGCGCGCGGCGCCTTCCGCTTGGCGTGAAAGGCCGATCTGCCGCTCCAGGTCTCGGAAGGCGTCCCGGACAGGGTCGCTGTCGGTTCCAGACTTCTTGCGAGGTCTGGTGTTGGCGATGGCGCCCTGAGAAAGTGTGCCGTTCCCGGAACCGTCCGTGGCCTGACTGCCCTGGGCAAAGCCAAGCCACCCAGCCAGGGGATTTTTGAGGGCGTACTCGTCCAGTTCACGGATGATACGCAGAAGGTCGGCCAAGCGATCGATAGTCCACGCCAGGGCCTTCATGGCGGGGCTGCCCGCGCCATCGAAGGGCGCCCGCAATATGTCCCAGGCCTTCGACAGCTCCTCGCGCAGCCCCCGCCAAGCCGCTTCGAGCGGCGTCACTGGCGCGGCGGCGTCAGCAGTCTGCTTGCGGAGCAGTTCCAGGATCTGTCCGAAGGCTTGCGCCGTCCGGCTGTTCTTCTCCATGCTTTCGAGCGACTTAGCCAGCTGCTCGGTGAAGCCGGGGAACTCCTTTTCATAAAGCTCACGGGCCACCGCACCCGGCTCCCGCATGGAACGTGCAAGTAAGGCTGCCCCCTCGCTCGCATCCTTGCCGAGCACCTTCGCCAGATCCTCGGACACGCGGGTCAGGGTTACCAGGTCCTGCACCGTGCCGCGGAACTGCGGGGAGGCGGCGATAGTGGACCCGACCTCGGTACGCTCGGACCTGCTCAGGGACGAGCCTTCCCCGATCTGACCGGCGCTGACCACCGTCTGGGCCATGGCTGCGTAATCGGTACGGGTCGCGCGAAGCCGGTCTGCCACGTTGTCCAACCGGCGGGCGGCTGTCTCGGCAATCGCGACAAGGCCCACGAAGGCCGCGGTCGCGCCAATTACCCCCAGGCGCATTGGCCCGATTGACTGCACCACCGCATCGAAGGTGTTCCGCACCCCGCCAAAGATCTGGGTGATCTGCGGACCCTGCTGGATCAGGCCCTGCATCACGCCGCCGCCGCTGGCGATGGTGACGAACAGGTCGTTCAGCTGCGGCGTGAGCTGCTGCATGTGCTGGGCGGTGACACGCGCCGAGGTGCCGACCTTGGTCTGATCATTGTCGAGGGCGCCATAACTCTGCCGGAGGCGGTCGGCCGACTTCTGGGCATCGGCCACGGCACGGTCCCGCGCCACGCTCGCGCGGCGCTCCACCTCGTTCGCCTTCTCCTGGCTGAGGGCGCCACGCTCGACCGCTTGGCGGAGGCTCTCCTTCTCCGCGGCAAGCCGGCGATCGGCTGCCGCCACCTTGGCGGCGAGAAGGGCGTTCTCGTCATACCTCCGGCCGAGCGCGGTCCAAGTCGGTCCTGACCGCGTGACCTTCTGCTCGGTGGCCTGGATCTGCTCTCCGGCGGCCTCCGTCTTCGCGCCCAGGCTTTCCATGGCTCGGGCTGCTGCATCGGCGCCGGCCGACATGGCGTCGCGGAAGCGGCCGGTGAAGGCAGCCTCCGTCACCTGGGAGACAGATGCCATGCGAAGCGTCCCCCTTGTGGGTTGAGCGCCTATCCCGGCGCTACTGGCGGTTGAAATGGCCCTGCCATACCGTCCGAGCCTGTCTCGGGGAGGGACCTAAGGTGCTTATTCTGCTTCAGGTGTTCTCGGTGCTGGCCGGCTTGGCATCCTTGGCAGCCCTACTGGGTGCCTTCTCAGGTGGCAGCGGTCCCGGTGGCGGCATCAGCTTCCTGGTCGGCGTCAGCGCCTTCGGTTCGCTGCTCTTCGCCTGCCTTGCCTACGGCTGGATGGCACATGTGTTGATGGAACTCCGCGGTCTCCGGAAGGACCTCCGCCAGAGCCTTGGTGCGCCGCCCGTCCGGCCGCTGCAGGCCAGCAGCCGCACGGAGCCAACCCTCAGCGCTCAGCGATAACCAGCGCCGGGCTGTCCACCACCTTCCCAGCCCGGCGCCCATTCTTGAGCACGTAGAGGCCGGGAGCGCGGATGCGGTTGAGTTGCGACACCTTCAGGGTCGGGAAGCGCCGCCTCGTTGCTACCAGGGCGTCACCGAACAGGTCCGGCGGCACACTGAAGCGCAGACGCTGCCCACCATCGAACTGCACCTGCACCCGCCGAGAATAGGGCTGTGGGTTGTAGATGATGATTTCGGTGGCGGCTCCGACCTTTTGGGGATCGAAGGTCTTCATGCTGAACGGCCGGCCGTCTACCGCCAGCCAGAAGCTGTCGCGGTAGGTCCCTGACCTTACGGGTGAACGCGCCCGCAGGAAGGCTAGAGCGAAGACGGCCGCCTGCCCGAGTTGATCGAAGCGGTAGAGGATGGTGCCCTGAGGCTTCACCGCGCTCTCCGGCGCGCCCTCCCGACCGTCCACAAAGGTGCGGTAGGCAGGGGGCGCGCGCCGGGTGCGGATCAGTTCGTCTCGGCCGTCCCGCGCTATCGTGGCAAGCCGCGCTGACTGCGCCTCCGGAGAGAGCGTCTGATCGATAAAGACGCTCACCTGCCGGCGGAAGGTCGATCCGCTCATCCCGCCCCCCTCTGTCGAGTGCGCCACCAGTCGAGGAACTCCTCGTCCATCTCCCCGAGCAACTTGTCCAGGAACGTGGATCGATCTTCGCTATACCCGTGCGCCTCAGCCCACCGCTGGACCGCGGTCCAGGGGATGCGCCCGGGCTCGCTCTCGATCTGCATGACGCCAAGCGGAGCCGCCATGCCGCGTGTCCGAAAGGGCCGCTCGGGACTGAGACGGGCCCAAGCCCGCCAGACCCAGGCGAGCCAGTCAGGCACCTCCGGCTCTGGCGGCCGATCCCCCTCCGGCAGGGTCTCCAGAAAGGCGCGGTGACCGCCCCACTCCAGCGTCAGGCGGAGGGCGGTGCGGAGTTTCCCGACGCTATCTCCAGATCAGCCTCGCGGCGGCTCTGGACGATGTTGGCGGCGGCGTAGCAGGCGTCCAGCAGGGGCCGGTACTTCGGCTCGTGCACCATCACCTTCAGGTCCTCGAAGGTGACGTCGCGGCCGTCCTCGTGCTGCAGGTTGCGGATGCCGAGGGTGACGTGCTGCATCAGGCACTTGGTGCCGATCTCGCGCCGGTCGGCCTCCGGGATCCGGTCAACCTGCCCGCTGTAGCGCTTCGCTGCGACGAAGAGGCGGGAGCGGAGGGCATCCTGGTACTTGTCGGTGTAGCCGCGGGTGCGGATCTCCAGGTCATCGTATTCGAGCCCGGGAGAGACCCAATCGCCCTCCTCGGTCGCGGCGTCAGCGGTGAGCTGGGAAAGCTTGGCCATGCGGGTGGTCCTTCATGCGGGGTTGCGGGTTACGGGTGGGGACGCCCCCGGCGCCGACCCGCGACGGCACCGGGGGCTACACGCGCCAGCGCCGCGGCGCCGGCAGCGCGATCAGGGGGCGGGAATGCGCTCGATCATGACCGAGCCGTTCGTGGGGTGCGGATTGCCTTCGATGTCCACCAGGCACATCACGGGCTGGTTGATGCCGCCGGCGGTGATGCGGGGGTTCGTGATGATCGCCTCGGGCATGGTGAAGCGGTACGCATCGCCGTCTGCGTCAACGGTCTTCCAGCTCAGCGGGCCGGAGGTCTCCGACTTGAAGCGCTGGAAGAGGGTGAAGTCGCGGAAGTAGAACTCAGCCGTGCCGCCCACCGTCAGCGTGCCCATGCGCATGCCCTGTGCCGAGGCGGAACCGAGCGCGAAGTCCGCGGCAGCGCCCTCGTTGGTGATGTTCAGGGTGATGGAATTGCAGCCGGTGCCGAGAGCGGCGCCGCCCAGCAGCACGTCCTTCACGCCCGCGACGGGGTCCATCACGCGGCCGTTCGGGGCTGCCGTATAGGCGGCCGTGGATGCTGAGGTGGCGAAGTCCTTCTCCTCCTTCGCCAGCACGTTGAAGGCGCCGGAGAGGAACTGGCCGCGCGCCATGGTGAGCGAGGCGGAGGTGAAGAAGCTGCCGGGGTAGCGCAGGAACAGGGTGGGGCTGAAGCGCTTCTCGATCAGGAACGACTTGAAGAGGAGCCCCGGCTTCAGCACGTCGCCGGCCCAGTCCGCGCCGAGCACACCCGACAGGATATCATCGAAGGTGCCGTAGCTCAGGGCGAAGTTGATGCCGCCCGACGCGCTCTCGTCCGTGGTCACGGCGGCGGAGGCCTGGCGGTCGCCGCGGATCTCGTTGGGTCGCTGCCGGGTCTTGTTGCCGGACAGGCTCTCGCCCGTGTAGCGGATGCCCTTGAGCTGCGGCGAGGCAGGCAGAACGCCCCACACGCTTTCCTGCATGTAGCCGATCTGGGCGAAGGTGCTTTCGACACCCGCCTGGTGCCCCGTGGTCGCGACCATCGGTCTTTCTCCATGAAAAAGGGCGCCCCGAGGGACGCCCTATTGCGTGACGATGAGGCCGATGGCCCCGGGTTCAGGCGCCCTTGGCGGGCTCGGCGGCCTTGGCCTTGGAAGGCTTGTCCTCCCGCACCTCGGCGGTCTGGCCAGCTAGCAGGTGGGGCGCGAAGTTCTCCGCTACCGTCTGCTCGCTGACCCTCTTCCCGTCAGCGTCCTTGATGACGTAGGTCACCGTCTTCTCGGCCATCGAGGCCTCCTCAGGCTGGGGTGAAATCCTGGTAGCTGTAGGGAATGCGCGCCCCGAGGCGGAACCAGTTGCCGTCGCCCTCGCTGAGGCCGCCCGGGTCCAGGATCGCTCCCCGATAGGTCACCGCCGCCGGTGGCAAGCCGCGGAAGGCGCCAACCAGCGCCTTGCGCTCCGTCAGCGCGGTTTCGATGCCCGAGCCGGTGGGCACGATCAGGTGCAGGTGGAGCGTGCCCGTCTCCTCCCACACGCCCTCGCGGCCCAGCTCCATCGGCTCGGACAGGTCGCCGCTGATCTCGACCGCGATCCAGTGAAAGGGCGCGCCGGTAGCCGGGTCATAGGGCTGCGGCTCCGGGAAGTTCTCGTTCGGCCAGGCTACCGGCAGGCCGAGGGTGGCGGCGGCCGCTTCGATACGCGCGCGGGCGTCGGTCCAGACGTCAGGGCTGCTCATCCGCGCACCCACAGGCTGTGGCCGATGACCGAGGCGCCCTCATGGACAGGCTGCGACCCTTGGATAGTCACTTCCCGTCCGTCCAGCAGGAGCTTCTGCCCGTTACCGGGCTGCCCGAACCCCGCCGCGGCAATCTCGTCGTTCAGGATCTCCACCTGCTGGTCGCCTTGCTGGATAGCTCCCTCGATCTCGCCCGGGCGGTACAGCCGCGGGAAGCCGATCAGGTCCACCGCCTGCTGCGGCACGCCATTGGTGGCCCGACGGATCAGGCGCATGGCACGGCCGCGCGTCCGGATGAGCCGCCGGCGGCTCTCGAGCATCCGGCCCATGTCAGGCGAAGCCCATGCGCAGGTACGGCGCCAGGAGCGCCGTCGTCTGGGGCGGCATGGCGCCCATGTCGGCGGTCGCGATGTAGGAGGCGGAGCCGACACCCTCCGTGTTCTCGGAGCGCAGCATCGGGTCGCGGCCTCGTGCAGCAAGCCTGGCGGCGAGCAGCGTCAGGCAGGCCTGCTCGACATCGGCGGGCAGGCGATCGGCTGCCGCCGCCGTGCCGAAGGCCTGGCTCTCTGGCAGGAGCCAGCCTGCCGTGTAGGTGACGACGGCCGAACGGCCATACCAGGGTGAGCGGCCCCAGCCATCCAGGCGATACAGCAGGCCGGCGGTGCGGTGGCATTCCACCGCATCCAGGGCCAGCGCATTACCGTCCAGCAGGACTGCCACATCGCCGATGACCGGCGCGCGGGATAGGATGAACGGCCCCGAGCCGCAGGGGCGCAGGGTCTCCGCCACGGTCTCCCGGGCGAAGATCCGGTTGCAGTGGTTTCCGATCGCAGCCGAGGCCGCATCGATCAGGGCCAGCAGGTAGGGCGACGCCACCTCCGCACCCAGCTGCAGGTGGTCACGCGCCCGGATTTCGGAGGTGAGCCTGTAGCTGGCGGCGGGGGTGACGACGGTCAGCACGGATCAGGCGCTCTTGTTCTCAGGCGCCGGCCCCTGAGCCTTGTTCTCCGCCACCGCGGCGGCCTTGGCCTCGCGCTGCGGCGTGCCCTCGGCCACCTTCTCGTACATGCCCGCCTCGACGGCCTTGGCGCGGGCAAGCCGCTCCTCGTAGGTGGCATGCGCCTCAGCCACCGTGGCCTGTGTGGGCGCCGCCGGCGCGGTGCCAGCGGAGTTCACCTCCTCCACGGGGGAGGTGGTGGCGGTGGCGTTCAGGTCGGGCGCCTTGGAGGCGTCCTTCTCGGGCTGCTTCGCCATGTTGGCGCTCCTCTATCCAGGGGTCAGGGGAGACGGGGCGGCAGGAGCCGCCCCATCAGTCTCAGGCGGCGACCTTGATGATCTTCACGGCCTGGGTGTCGAGCGCCATGCCGCCCACCCGCTTCGTCGTGTAGAAGCCGACGAAAGGCTTGTTGGTGTACGGGTCGCGCAGGGTGCGGATGCCGAAACGGTCCACCACCTGGTAGGCACGCTTGAAGTCACCGAAGGCGATTGGCAGCGCATTGGCCGCCACGTCCGGCATCTCCTCGATGTCATTCACCGGGTAGCCCATGAGCGTCGCCGGCTGCCCCGCCTGAGCGGAGGGCTGCCAGAGGTAGTTGCCGTTGCCATCCTTCCAGGTCCGGATGGTGGCCAGCACGCCGCTGTTGAGCAGCCACTGGGCATTCCGGCGGTAGCCCGCCTTCAGCGCGTAGATGACCTGGATGAGCAGGTCTGCCGGATTGGTGGTCGGCAGCGCCGCCGCGGCGCCGGTGTTGAACACCTGGAAGGTGCCGAAGGCGCGCGTGCCGTCCTTGGTCGTGGCGGTCGGATAGGTGAACAGACCCTTCGGCTTCTTCACGCCGTCGCCGAACAGGAACGCCGTGCCCTCCTTGGTGGAGAACTCGTAGGCGATCTCGCGCGCGAGTTCTGCCTCCAGGTCGATCCGGCTGTCGTCCAGCAGGCGCTGGCTGATCTGCGGGTTTGCGTAGATCTCGCCCATGACGGCCGCGATCTCGGCCCACTGCGGACCGGCCGTCGCGGGACGCGCCTCGGTCTCACCGACCCAGCCGGAGCCGGCGCCGTTGAGACTGACCAGCTTCTTGTAGTCGTCGCTGGACACGGCGACCTGGCTGAACAGGTTGCGGACCTCGCTCTCGTTCCGCAGCAGCTGCAGGATCTGGCCGTCGATGGTCTCCGGCACCAGCAGGCCGCCGTCCTCGGGCGTCAACGTGGTGTTCGCCTTCTGCTCCAGATCACGCAGCTCATACTCGCCGACGCCGCGGCGTGCCCACTTGTTCCAGGCCGCGCGGTGCTCGCGCTGCTCCGGCGTGGGGCCATCCTGCCCGCCGGCGCCGGGGATGCGGTTCGCCCGCTTCTCCAGGTCTTCCAACGCGCCGGAGAGCTTGGTCAGATCGCCGTCGATCCGGGAGAGCTTCTCGGTCGTGGCCACGTCGGCCGCGCCCTTCTGCTCGATCTGCTTCAGGCGGTTGTCGTTGGTGGACTTGTACTCGGCAAAGGCGGTGTTGATGCCCTCGATGAGGCTCTTCACCTCGGCAAGGCTCGGCTCGCCGGCCTCGCGGCGCTCCAGGAACGGCGCGCGGCCGCGCAGGGCGGTGCCGCCCATCAGATGCTGTCGGGTGCTCATAATGCCCTCCTCGGGGCTTGGGTTCAGGTGGACGAAAGGGACCGCTGGAGCGCCCGAAGGCTGTCCATCAGGTCCGACGCGCCGCCTGTCTCCTCGTCTCGAAGATCCATGGCAGCCTTGAAGCCGGCGCTCGCGATTGCGCGCGCGCGGCTGTGCGAGAACCCGCCTTCGTCTCGAAGGAAGGCCTCGAAATCCTGCGGGCGCTTCATGCGCTCCGCGGCCCGGACGTTGGCGACACGGGCGGCGCCGTTGGCCGGAAAGGTGACCAGCGAGACCTCCCAGAGGTCCGCCTGCTTCACCGTGCGGATGCCGGACTTGTCGTCCCGCTCGCTCTTCACCGTCACGAAGCCGATGGACAGGCCGGAGATGGCCTTCATCTGCAGCAGCTCGTGGGCCTCGGCGCCCTGACGGGTCTTCAGGGCCAGCTTGCCCTCGACATGGAGGCCCCGCTCGTCCTCCCGCATGGCGGTGTAGACGCCGATCGGCTGGCGCTGATCGTGCTGCCAGAGCAGGGCCGGCATGGTGCCGGCTGCCCGATGCTCGGCGAGCGTCGCCTTGAAGGCGCCTGGCGCGACGCGATCCGAGTAGGTGTCCAGCACCCCGAAGACGGAGCCGTAGCCCGCGAAGGTGCCGTCGGCGGACACCTCCTTGATCTCCAGGCCGAAGTCGAGGGTCTTGCGGGACGAAAAACCGTCCCGGATCTCCAGACCGCCAGGGGCGACGCGCTGCGCCGGCGCTCGGTTACGCATCGTCCTCTTCTCCTAGCTGCTCCAGGACTGCCGACAGATCGTCACGCGCCCCGCGGATGCGGCGTTCATTGGCCCCCGACAGCACCCGCCCGACCCGGCGCTCGATCTCGCCGTCGTCCAGGGCGGGACCGCCGTTGTGGCCAATCATCGCGCGGATCTCCGCGGCAATTGCCTTCGTTTGCTCTTGCTGCTCGGCCTCGGCCTGACCGGGTGTCGCCATGTTGAGCGGCTGCAGCGGCTCGCTGAGCCCGTCGATCTCGTCCAGTTCTTCCCAGCTGCGCGCCTCATTCCGGAGCAGCCAGCCGTCCTTGATGCCCTGGCCATAGGCCTGGTAGCGCGTCTTGATGTCGGCGCGCTCGAGCGCGGCCACGTTGTGCTTCAGATAGACGCCCGGGCGGTTCCGACCGATCAGGTCGCGCCGACCGACGCCTTCCCACCGGTTCACCCACGGCATCAGCGTGTATTTCACATGCGCCAGGAAGAACTGCTCTGCCGAGGCAAAGGTGCTCGTCTTGTCGGAGTGGCCTAGCATCTGCGGGAACACCCGCATGGCCCGGCCGATCTCCTCGATCTGGTGCTTCCGCGTCTCGATGTGCTGGGCATCCACGCCCGTCATCGTCTTCGGCGCGTACTTCGCGTTCCGGTCCAGGATGAAGGGCTTGAAGGCATTCGCCGGGCCCATCTGGTGCGCCTCGATATGCGCCCGCAGCTGCGCGTACTGGTCGCCGGTCAGCGTGCCCTCGACCGAGTAGAGCCCTGTCGTCTGCAACCCGTTGGAATGCAGTGTCGCGTGGGCCTCTTCCGTGGCCAGGGCCAGGCCGATGGCCTCCCGCGCCAGCCGCACGATCTCGAGGCCCGCGAAGCCCGCCCAGCTTGGCCCGCGCAGATGCAGCACGTCCTTTGCCAGCAGGGTGAAGGCGGTGCCGTCCGGCAGCCGCACCTTGTAGCGGAGGGCCCAGTCCTTGCCCTGCTCGATCGTCACCCAGCCGGGCTGGAGCGGCAGCAACTCCCGCACCTGGCCGCGCACCACGTTCTTCCAGGCAATGCCGTTGCCGGCCAGCACCGCGTGCATGGTCAGCTGCTCGCGGAATTCCTGCCCGGTCTGCCAGTCGTTCGGCTGGTCCAGCAGCGCCTGGATCGGATCCTCCGCCATGTGTCGGCGCGTCGTGCCGTCCTGCTGGTACAGCCGCAACGGCAGACCTGACACGTCCTCCGCGATCACACGCGAGGCGCTGAGGACCGTCGTCACCTGCAGCGCCGTCTCATTCGAAACCGTCACGCCGCTCTTCGAGCTGCGCCCCGCGGTGAGCAGGTCCCGGAAGAGATCGAGCGGTCCGACCAGCGGCGCGCTCTTCTCCTCACGCCCCAGCAGGCGCGCCAGCAATCCCATCCGATGCGCCTCCTGATGCCGCCTCCCAGAAGGAGCGGCCCTTTGCCTCTGGGTTCCGGCTCATCAGCGCAATCGCGTTGAAGGCCGCCGTCAGCACGTCGATCTTCGCGGAGCCGGCCGCGGCCTTGTCGATGGCAACCGCATTCCCGCGCGCCTCGGCCTTCGCGTTGCCGACGTTCCAGGCCAGGATCGGCTGGCCGCCGTGACGCAAGGTCCGGTTCGCCAGCTTCCGCTCGGCCGTCTTGATGGCGCCCGAGAGGCGCCAGCCTTGCGGCACGCCGATCACCCGGTCGTTGCCCGAGATGCCCCGGTCCGCCAGGGCGTCCACAACCTCGCCGATACCCATCGGGTCCAGACCGACCGCGGCCAGGATGCCGGCCTCATCGATCTGCGCCACCAGGTCCGCGATCTCATCCACTTCCGGGCCCGGCTCGTCCACGAAGGTGAGCTCGCCCGCCGCAGAGAAGCCTTCCAGTGTCGGCGCCAGCGCCTTGCGGCGCTGCAGTACGATCCTCTGCGCCCAGGCCCTGCCCCAGAGCAGCCAGTCGCGCGTCTCGCGTTCCCGGCCCAGCACCACCAGGCCCAGCAGGTCGTCGGCCCCACCGCCGTCGACCCCGACCACGACCACCTCGCACCGGTCCAGGATCGCCTCGAAGGTGATCCCCTTCTCCGTCGCGCCCTGCCAGAGCAGTGCCCCTGCCCATCCGTCCGACCGCAGGCCGAGGCCTATCTCGACGTTCAGGTGCTGCGAGGCGAAGAGGGCCATCTGGTCCGGCCCGTCCTGCTCGGCCGTGTCCATCTCCCGGGTGAGGAAGGCGACATTGACCGAGCGGCCCATGTTCGGATTGACCAGCCGGAAGTTGGCGGGGTCCTTCCAGGCCTGGTCCTGCATCATTCGCTCGGGCAGCTCGTAGAGCACCGGCAGGAGGGGCAGCTTCCGCTTCCCGTCCCGCACCTCGCGGGCCTTGCGCAGCTCCTTGGCGAAGACGCCGGCGGGCGGCACCTTCGACTGGGTCGTGATCTGGACGATGAAGCCGTCCGGCCGCGCCGCCAGCGCCCCGCGAAGCTCCACGAAGACGTCCGCGGCACGCGGTTTCGACGCGAAGACGTGCGTCTCATCGATCAGGATGAAGGTGGCCTTCACGCCCGTGATGGCGTCGGTATCGGCCGCCTTGATCTGGATCATCGCACCGGTGGTCAGGTGCGTGATGGTCCGGATGTGCCGCTGGGCATGGAAGAGGACGGCGAGTTCCGGATCCGCCTTGATCATCCCCGAGGCCTGCCGGAAGGAGATGTCCGCGATCTCCTTGGTCGGCGCGATCAGCAGCAGTTCGGCTTCCGGCCGGCGGTTCATGATGGCCGCGGTGACCATGATGGCCGCCGCGTTGGTCGACTTCCCGTTCTTCTTCGGCACCAGGAGGAAGACCTCCTGGATGTGCCGGGTGTTCGTCGCCGCGTCATAGGAGCCGAACAGGGCCCGGACGATGTCGCGGAACCATTCCCCGGTCGCCTCCGCCAGCGAGGGCTGGCCGATCACGTCCGGCAGGCGGAGCCGGTTGAAGATCCGGACCGCCTTGGCCGCCTCCGCCTCGAACAGCGGCAGCTCGGGCACCAGCGGCTTGCCGGCCAGGAGGCGCGCCTCCCAGTCAGGGCAGGCCGTGTTCCATGGCATCAGTTCGGGCGGGCGCTAATCGGCGGCGGCGGCGCCAGATCATCGCCCCAGACGGAGCCGGCCCCGGCGTTCCGTGCCGCCTCGGCAGCCTGTTCCTTCTTGCCCGGCTTCACGTCGCCGGGCTTGGCATGCTTGTACGGGGCCGCCGCGATCGCCATCCGGTCCCGCCGGGCGTCGTCTGCACCCTCGTCGTTCATCACGGCCAGCATGTACTCGAGCGGATCGAGCTTCGCCTTGCGGGCAGCCCTCTTTACGTCAGGCGGCGGTGCCTTTGCTTCGCCGCCCGTGCGCGCTCCTTTGGGCCGGCCTGCACCGGGCCGGAACCCTCCACGGGGCATGATTTCACCTCTGATTACGGCCGCCCGATAATCAAACGGGCGGGAAAATTCTGCGCGTGAGCCCCTGTGCGGTTGGGGACCCCCATCGCCGCCAGAGATCGCACCCCCCCTCCCTCTGACTTGCCCGCCGGGGCGGCGCAGGCGGCCGCTGGAGGGCGTCAGACCGGCCGGTGGCGGTGGTAGCGCTCTGCCATGCGTACCGCCCTGGCGCGCGCTGTCTTGGCCGTGTGGCAGGCCCCGTCCAGTGCCTGCCCGTTGGCGGGATCGAAGGGTGCGCCGCCGTCCTTCAGCTCAACGATGTGGTCGGCAAAGAGGCGAACACCGGTACGGCCGCACTGCTGGCACGCTCCACCCGCCCGCCGAATGACCTCGGCCCGCCAGTGCTGGTGCTCCGGGGTAAGGTAGTGCGGATCGGCCTGCTTCGGCGCAGGCTGAGCGGTGCTGGTGTCGAGGGTACCGAGGCGGGAGGGCATGAAGGAGAGTGCGGCACGCCTTGGCTTTGCCATGCTACCCTCCGTTCATGTCAGTCGGACCGCATCCGAAGGAAGAGCCCGAGGTCGTCGCAACGGAGCCGGATGGCCGCGCTACTTATGCGTACCGCGGTGCCACCATCACCTCCAACGCGAAGGGCACCGTGTTCACCGTGACCTTGGCCGGCGCGCCCTTCGATGGGTGGAAGGGTGAGTGCGATCTGGCGCTCCCCTGCGCCCTTGTGGACAGCTGGTTGGACTACGGAAAGCATCAGCCGTGACCTGGGGGCCGGTCGGGATGTCACCACGCGTGCAGACAACCCATCATCCCCGCAAGTTCGAGAAGCGCTAACACCTGTCACCAACGCAACGGCTTCGCCATGCTACCCTCCTGCGATGCCTGCCGACATGATCCCTAGGTACTTCCCGGTGCTTAAAGCCGAGAGGGGCTCTCTAAGCGGCCCGACATACGCCTACCGGGGCACTCTCATCGAGACGAACGTGCTCGAGACAGTATTCGCGGTTCGGATACAAGGCCTCCCATCATCGCCCTGGTGCGGCGCGGGCGACCTCGCCCACGCTTGCCAGTTGGTCGACCGATGGCGTGACGGAGGGCATTTGCCCATCTTCGCGATGTAATGAAGGAGAGGGCGGCGCTTGGACTTCGCCACCGCGCTCCCCTCCGACCTGTCCGCATCGATGATGACAGCACCCCAGAAAGACGAAGCCCCGCTCGGCAGAGCCGGCGGGGCACAACTTCGGAGAAGTGTAGCGATCTATGCCTCGTTTGCCGTCCCGACGTCAAGCTCCCATTCCGGAGGCGGTGTGACATCGCCGATGGCATAGAAGTCGGCCAGCCGCTCCAGCGCCGCCTTGAGGGTGTCTGCTGCAGTAGGGCGCCTGATCCCCTTGCACAGCGCATAGTCGGTCAGCGTCCCGCAGCTCACGACCACCCAGTGGAAGACGCCGGCCGCCACCAGCCCGATAGCCTCCCGCCAGGCGCGCTGGACGCGGCGCTGAGCCACCCACTGGCCCGGAGCCATGTGGTTGCTCCTCTGCCAGGGGCTGGGCGCCGGAGACGGCGTCTCCGTGGCTGCGCGGGACAAGGCGCGGGCAAGGGCCTCACCCATGTCCTTGCCTCCCTCGGCCCGCTCCAGGTCCTCGCGGAAGCTGTCGGCCGCCACGTACAGCCGGTAGTCGATGGCGTTGACCTTCACCATGCGCCGCAGCGGGTCCTTGGTCCGGGCACGCCGGATGCGCGGGCCCGTCGGCTGGGACGGGTCCACGGCGTACACAGTCTCGAGCCTGGCTGGGGCGCGGTACTGGTGCGCAGGACCGACGTCCGGACCCTGGTTCCTGGGATCGACTGCGCCGGGATGCGGGTCGGGAACTGCGATCCCCTCAGCGCGGGCTCTCTCGCGGGCGCGGCGGGAGACCTCGGCTTCAGCGATGCGCTCCCTGATGGTGGCCGGAACGGTAGTGGAGATGTGGCTCATACGGAGATCCTCTCCGGGATGCTTCCCCATCGGCGCCGACGAAATTCGTCGTCGCGCTCGCGGAGTTCCTTCGCCGCTCGCTCACTCAGGTTGACGTAGTAGTGGTCGTACCCGTTCCCACTCAGCGTCAGGCCCATGGCCCTGGCCGCGATGATGAACATCCCCTCCCCCACGTAGTAGTCGGCGTCCGGGCGCTTGAGCTTGCGAAAGCGCTCGGCGACGTGCTTCCAGCCATAGGACGCACGGGACCGGTTCAACGACTTGATCCGCGGCGCCCAGGCAATGAACTCGGCGGCGCGAATGAGCTGGCCAACGCTGCGCTCGTCCAGCGTTGCCTCCCGCCGCATCGTCAGGCGCCCGCCGGGTGAGGTGCCATCAACCACCCCGCGCCTGCGCTCGTATGACCAGGAGAACAGCCCGCCCCACCAGAGATCAGGGTGCCACTCCAAGGCCTCCCGGATCACGGCTGTAGGGTCTGCCTGGATCTGCTCCAGGGTCTTCGGTTCCATCGTCATGCCACCCACATCCCCTTCGGATCGTCCAGGTTCCCAATGCCGTCCCACCACTTGTCGAGGGTGGCGCCTGCGAAGGTCGGGAAGTTCGGGCAGAGGTCCTCGACCTTGTCCGACACCTTCTGCATCGCGGCGGTCCCGCCCTTGAACCAGAGCTTCCAGCCGCGCTCACGGACGTAGCCCTTCAAGGCGGAGCGAACGGGGTCCTTCAGGATGTCCGCTATCCGCTCCTCAGGGCTCCGCTCGCGGCAAAGCTCGGCGATGGTCAGCACCTGGAAGCGCTCCGGGGGCTCACCCGCTACCCTCTTCCGGGCCTCCTCTTCGTCCTGCGCAATGCAGTGTTGGCGGTACCTGCCAAGGCAGGTCGCGATCATCTCGGCGCTCATGGGTGCAACCCTCGCTTCTGCTGATAGAGTTCGTCTTGGACGATGATCCGGGCACGCTGCATCAGCGGAGCCGCGCGCGAGAGCGCGGAGGCCAAGCCCCAGCCGCCTTCCCGCAGCATGTCCACAGTGACCTGCTTCGCCTGTGCCCAAGTGACGCCCTGCATCTCGCGCCACGCGACCTTCTCGGACGTGGCCGCTCGGCGGATCATGCCTACCAAGTGCTGGACAATCGCGGCCTCGATGGCCTCGGCATGATAGCGGCGTCGCTTGATGGGCCCGACTGTAAGGTTCAACTTGGTCAGCCAATCCGTCGGCGGCTTGATGCTCTTCATGCCCGTGGCGCGCCCTTGTCGCCTTTGTCGCCAAGGAACGGGGGGGTCGAATAAAGATACTGTTGGAGAGAGAGAAGGAAGGAAGATGAAAATGCCTTCTCTCTCCCAAGGCGAGGCGACGAAGTCGACATCTTCGCGCAGGCCACGTCCCATCCTTGGAAATCAGGGGCTTCCGACGCCTTCGAGATGGCGCTTTTGTCGACCATGCCGAATACCCCCGGTGACAAGGTCGACATCAGACACCCCTCCGCACGCGATTACGGATCAGCTCACCCATCTCCTGGCGCACCTTCGCCCGGCGCTCGCGCTCCGCCCGGCCCCGATCCGCGAAGCGCTCGAGCACCAGCGGGTTCACGATCCAGGCAGTCTGGGAGGCCGCCGGGGTATCGGGCTGCTCCGGCATGAGCCACGCCATGGAGACCAGGTTCTCCATCGCTGCAGCGAGTTCTCGGCGTTGTTCTGGCGCCTTCAGGGCCTTGTAGGACCGCATGATGTCGCGGACCGTGATCCGCTCCTTGCCCTGCGCCATGATGAACTTGGCGATCCACTGGGCATGCGCGGCCTGCTGCGTCGTGTAGATGACGGCATCGGCCCGCAGCAGGTGCGGGAGGAGGATGTCCTCCATGTAGGCGGCCACCCGTCCGGCGGTCTCCTCGCCGAGGATCTGGGTCTGCGGACGCTGCCCTGTCCGAGCAGTGGTGTCCGCCGCCTCGATCAGGTGGAAGGTCAGGGCCAGGCGGGCGAAGAGGCCTGACCACTTCCCATAGGCCGCCTTGAGGCGTCCGGGGACGTCGGGCATGCCGCTCAGGGCGCGGACGAGGTCGCGGATGCTCTCACGATGGACATGCGCCGCCTCGTGCAGCACCACCGAGGGCAGGGTGCCGCCTAAGGCAGACCGCGGCGGCTCCAAGGCAGCCAGGGCCTCCAGCAGCGCCTCGTAGCGCTTCACAGCGGAGGCGTTGGGGGTGCGGTCCTTGCCCTCGCCGGTTGGGCCGGGCACGCAGAACATGAACCGCTGCATGAGCCCGTCTTCCTTCGTGTTCGTGGCAATGGCCTTGAACACGTCGGGCTGGATGCCGCCGATGATGCAGGCTGACCAGTTAGGGACGGTGAAGGAGCCCCGCCCGATGCGATCAATCGGGTGCGGCCCGCCGTTGTAGAGACGGAGATAGGCGCCCCGGTCGCTGCTTCCGCTGCCGCCGCTCTTGTAGCGGTCGAAGCTGCCCAGCAGCTCGGCAAGCTCATCTGAGCGGACCAGTACCTTCCGGGCCGGCGCCCGATACTGCGCCTCGCCGTCCGTCCTCAGGAGCTCGCCCAGCTTCTCCACGGTGGTATCCCCGACGAGATACCGGACTGCCCGCGGCTTCCTCGGCTCGTCGGCTGGCGAACCCTTGGCGTCCTTCCACTCCTTGTGCTGGACCTTGTACCGCTCCAGGGCCTCCTCGTGAGCTTTCCGTGCCCTCATCTCGATCTTGTCGATCGGCTTCGTGCAGGCCTTCAGGACAGGCGATTTCAGGACAGAAGGATCGCCGACGATCCCGCCCCAGAGGCGTGGGTTCTCGGTCCACTCATCATCGAAGCGCTTCGGCTGGATTTCCCAGTCATCGCTAATGATCGAGGCGCATGTGACGATCGCCGTCAGCGCCACGGAGGCGGGGTCCACGCCCATGCGCTCCGCGGTATCCTGCACGAAGCCCCAGAGCGCCTCCGGCAGGTGATGCGGCCGCAGCTCCGGGACGCCGGTCTCCTCGTCATCCGCAAGGAAGTCGATGGGAGACTGCCAGGTGACCTGCGCTGGCTCGCTGCGGGATCTGCGCTGGCGGCTTGCCGTCTCCTCACCAGGCGGCGGAGGGCGAAACCCAGGTTCCGGCTGAGGCTCCCCCGGGTCCCGGATGTCCTCCTCGGTGTAGGGCGGCACCTCATAGTCGTCCGGCCCCGCCTTCGTGCTCTGGCCAGCGCGGATCGGCCGCTGCCATCCAAGAGCCTTGGCGCGGAAGAAGATGCTGCCTGCGCCGATCCTGCTGGGAGGGTGGGCAGCGAAGTGCTTCCACCGGTCTACGCAGGCCTGGTCCTCGTGCTTCTTCGACTTCGCGGACCAGTCCGCCCAGACGTTCAGCCCCTCGGCCGAGCCACCTGTTGCCCGCCACACGGCCAGCCCCATCTTTGTCCAGTCATCCCAGTGCAGGTCCTCGTTCGGAATGGCCGCGAGCGCCGAGACGATCAGATCGATGGCCGCCTGCGGCTCGCCCGATGCCCGGGGGCCCTCGTCCATCCCACGGAGGCCAGCAGCCTCCACCGCCTCCTCCAGGCGGTCACAGGCCTCCTGGAGGTCGATCTCGGCGGTGTCGTCCCCACCGATGATGTCGGCCAGCTTCGGATTGCGCTTGCGGTTCCACGAGCCCGGCCAACGCAACGGGTGGCACGGTGGCGCCGCTGTCGGATCCGCACCGACAAGTGCGGCAGCCATCTCGCGCGCCGCCTGGAGGCGACGGTGCTCCGCTTCGGTGCGCGTTGGCTCAGTGAGACGCCAGTGAAAGTGCTGCTTCTGGAAGACCTCGCCCGTCTCGGGGTTCGTCCACTCACCGCCCGAGGCGACGACCACCGTCGGCGGGCCGATCAGGAATGCCAGCTGCGCCAGGGCCCGCTGCGGATCGCCTGCATCCATCTCGACCGATAGCGCCACCCCGTTCGCCATGTCGGCCATGCCGGCCTTGCGGTCGCCGCGGAACGTCGCCACTGGGGGCGCGAACACGACCGGCTCAGGCCGGTTGGCGGTGCTCCCCGCGGCCCTCACAGCACGGTAGACGAGGCCCGCCACATCCTCGCCCACCTGGACCCCCTCGATCAGAACAGGCGGGACGTCACGCCGGAACTGGTCGAAGGCCCGGAGCGACACGAAGGTCTCGGGATCCGCATAGCGGAAGAGGGCGTCCACGAAGCGGGCGATCGCGGGCTCGGAGGGTTCCAGCCTATCGGTCACGCCGCCCCCGCTCGCCTGAGCATCACCCGCACGGCCGCGGCCGTCATGCCGAGCCGCTCGCTAATCGCGGCTGTGTCACAGCCCTGCGCCACCATGTCCCGCGCTACCGCGACACGCCGTGCCGTCCCAGGGTTAGGCTGCCGGATGCGGTGCAGCGGCCTCAAGCCAGCCCGCTTGGCCCGCATGCGCGCCGCGTCGCGCGAGATGCCCAGGACGGCCGCGGCTTGGGCGTAGGAGCAGCCGGCAGCCAGGGCGGCCTGCAGCGGTGTCATGCTGCGCTCCGATCACCCTGCCCAACCGGCACCGGAGGTGCCTGCAGGTGGCCGAGGGCTGCCGTGGCGGCCCGGACCAGATCGGCGAGTTCGCGGGCGATCTCGGCTCGCTCCGGCGCATCCACTCGGCCGTCGTCCGACATGGCTTCGGCATAGGCACTGAAGACGGCGCCGCTCTCTGCCCCAACCTTGGCGAGGAGAAGGGACAGCTCACCCTCCGTCACCGGCTCGATCGGCACCAATGCGCAGCGTGCGCGCCGCGCCAGTTCCCGGGTCAGCAGAGGCTCGCCCGCGATCTCCTCGAGGCGTGCAACGACGTCGACCGGCACGAAGGCTTCCGGCTGGTGAACGTTGGCGTAATTGCTGAGGCTGCTCTTCTTCACGCGGGTGCAGACGCCGGCGGCGTCGAGCCCACCTGCACGCTCGACGAGTTCCCTCGTGAGGACCTTGAGGGCGCGGTTCGGGTCGGTCGGGCTCATCGGCTGGAAAGGCTCCAGATGACGCGGTGACTGGGGGCAGGGCACGGTGCGGGCATGGTCATCGACAGCGACGCCGCACGATCTTTAGGGAGCCTTGGCGCCACAGTAGCGAGTGCCGCCGGGGTGCAGGCAGGGACCGCATGAAGGGCGTCAGACGAATGCGCGTCGTGCGAGGCCCGCAGCTCGATGCCGTCATGTACGTCGCGCAGGGCACGGCGGTGACGGTGGTGATGGCCTCCGTGATCCTCGCGTTGCACGACGCTGACGTGGTCGACGCGCATGAGGTGGCGTCCTTGCTGATGAGCGAGCCGCCGATCCATGCGGACCCGATTGCGGAGGCGATGGCGCGGGGGATGATCGACGGCCTGGCGCAGATGCTGTTCGGGCCGGCAGACGAGGAGGCCTGAGCGGTGGAGGGTGCTCTGACTTGCTTGGTGAGCGATGACGGACACTGGGCCAAGGTCGGAGGTGTGCGCTTCGCCGCCGCCGCACTGGAGGACCTGCTCTGGCAGGTGGCGGCATGCCGGGCAGCAATGCTGCCGCGCCGCTTCGCCACGATGCTGCCGGGGTCACGGATCGCGCTGGGCGCCGGCGTGCACATCCAGCGCGAGGATGAGGGAAGCCTTGTCTCTGTCATGCATCCGGGCATGGGATGGGTTGGCGCCAGGGTGGATCGGGCCGAATGCCGGGCGCTCATCAGGCAGCTTCGGCCCTGACGCGCCGGCCACCTCGCGGGGGCTTGGTCCGGTGCTGGGCAAGCATCTCCAGCGTGACGGAGGTCACTCGCTTCGCCTTCGCCAGTTCCACGAGCCCTGCCCAGTACTCGCAGGGAATGCCGCCCCGGTTGCGCCAGCGGCAAACCGTGTCGGGACGAATGCCGAGGGGGCGGGCAATGGCGGAGGGGCCACCAAGGGCGGCCACGATCTCAGTCGGGGTCATGCGCCCAACCTAAGACGATCCGGCATAGTATGGCAATACGGCATATGTGCTGACGGGTGTCGGACGTCTGCAGACGTGGGCAATACATCATCACTGAGCTAAGAGCGGGGAGACATGCCCAGGCGCCCTGAGACCGTGGCTGACGAGCCGATGGAGGCCTTCAACCGCGAGGTTGGGCGCCGTCTTGCATGGGCGCGCGAGGCGATTGGCGTCAGTCAGTCCGAATGCGCGCGGCGCCTCGACAGTAATCAGGCGAGCTGGAGCAAGTACGAGGCCGGCACCAGACTACCCCCGCCCTACATCATGGCGGGCTTCTGCGACCTCTACGGGGTGTCGCTGGACTGGATCTACCGCGGCCTTCTCATCGGCCTCAGCCGGGAAGTGGAGGCAGCACTGGTGCGGGAGCATCCGGAGCTGCGGCGGCAGTAACTCGCCCATTGCGGGAACTCCCGAGCCGGGCGACCATTGCCGGAATGACCTTGCCTCCCGGCCCCTTCGATATCCCCTCGGGCGCGCCTGCCGCCGAGGCCGAACCCGCCATCGTGATCGCGCACCCGGCGGCAAGCCAGGTCAGCGCCTGGATCGACAAAGCCCTCTTCGCCCCGCCCAGCGCTGGCACCATCGGTCGAATGGAGCTGCTGCGGCATTGGGACGGTTTGTCGACGGAGAAGCGGCAAATGCTGCTCCTGCTGGCTCGGGAGATGTGTCAGGGGGAGCGGGGGTGAGGCTTCCTGGTCGCTACACCCGCGCCATGGCGAAGGACGCCGGTCTGCCTGGGACCGCTTTGGGTGTTGACGTTTATGTTCACTATACCTCTCTATAGGGAGAAGCGCTTCCTCGCGGCCTGGCCACCCTCAAAGGGACGGCAACCCGAGAGGTGCTTTTTCTACACACAACGTTGGCTGCAGGAGATTGGCACCCTTGTCGCCCCGCTACATCGAAGCAGAGGCCGACTTGATCCGGCGGCGACCGTGGGGGAGGCTATGCGCCAACTTGCCCATCTGACGGTTGATGGTTGGGCCGAGCGCCACCTAAGCCGTCATGAAGGCCCAGGCATGACGCCGCCTTACAAACGGATGTGGTTTCCCAACGATGCAGTAATAGAGATGTGCGTTTGGGGCGGAAGAACTTTTGGGTTCTTCGTTCCGAATGCCACATTTGTGGCACTCACCGCATGCACTCACGACGAGGCTGAACGGGTGGACGCGAACGGCTGCGACGGCTACGCGCGCTCGGCCGCGTTTGTTCAGAAGGTAATCTCTCGGCTTGCGCCGAGTGAGGTGGATACCATCACACCAATATCAGACCTCCTAAAAATTGGAGAAGTCGATGTCCGGTGACATTGATCGCGAACTTGTTGAGCTTTTCGGGGGGGAAGTTTCTCCACCTCAGCCGATAGCTGAAGATCGAGATGCCTCGAACGCTCTGAGAACGCGAGTGCAAGTGCTGCTTCATAGGGCGATGGAAGAGAGCCACATGTCCGCCGCCGATCTCGCTCGTACGCTCGACGTGTCGCCGTCAGCGATCTCCAGGCTGCTGTCGCTTCGTCATAGCATGAAGCTGTCTACTCTTGCAGTGTTAGCAACCGCCCTCCGGCACCGAGTGAATATTGACTTGGAGCCCATCTCCGCGACCAAAGGCAACGGAGAGATTAGCGCAGCAATGCATCCAGCAAGCACGAGAGGTGGAGGCCATTCAGCTAGCTTCCCTCAGGTCAATGCCGGGCTTCCGCCCACACGAGTTCACTTAAAGACGACCATTCGCGGTCACGCCAGCTTCAAAGAGTTGACCGAATGAGAAACGCCTTCGTCGTCTTTTGTGACGATATTCGCGCCGAACTCGCCTACAAGTTTTCTTTGATGGGCGTGTTTGGTGACACAATGGTTCATTTTGATGATGAGGCAAAAAGAGGGAAAATCGAGCGCCTTTGTGTATTCACTCGCGTCCTTTGGGATTGGAACAACCAGCCAAAAACCGCCAAGCTGCGCATCTATGGACCTCGAGGCACTGTGCAGGCCGAAAGCGATATCGAACTTGGATCTAAGCCTGACCACCCATTCGCTGAACCTTTCAATTCGGTCCAGATACCGATAATAATTCAGAATGAAGAGTTTGATGACGGAAGTCAGATTAGAGTAACTCTGTCGGAAGATGATGGCGGCGAAGCGGAAATAGGTTCGCTTCGATTGCGGATTGCCAAAGATCTAGCGCAATTAGATAAAGCGGTTGAAAAAAAATGAAAGCACTTCCTCCGCCCCGCCCTAACCAGCGGGGCTTTTCGTAGGTATAGAACGCTAAAGCCGCACGATTGCCGAGGCGAACGGCTCGGCCTTGAGCAGAGAGCCCAGCCCTACTGCGGCACCACCCCACGCCGCCGATAGGCGTCGAGGCAAGCATCGGTCGCCTGGGCTCGCACCATCGCACTGTCGATGCTGAAGTTCCGGCGGCCGGAGTACGCCTCCTCAGCCGCGGCGCCACGCATCTGGCAAGCGTAGACGGCCTCCTCCGCTGTCGCGGGAGCCGCTGCTGACCTTTGTGACCAAGGGCCCTGCGCGCAGGACGTCAGGGACACCAGTAGGAGCATAGCGAGGCGGGTCATGAGGCAGCTCGCGAGGGATGAGGGCACTGGGCACCCTGTCATGGCGCCCAGGCTTCCACGGCACCATACTCCATCTCCCCGGAGATCGCCCAATGAAGCTCGTCTCAGAGAACTCGGTGGAAGATCTGGCAAGGCGCCGGGGCATTAGGCAGGTCCACCGGGCGCTTCAGGAGATGGCTGGGAACCTGATGCGGATCTCTCGTGGCGGCGGAAAGCCGTACGAGTTGGTTGGGCATGTTGAGGCGTTTGCGAAGGCGCTCGTCGCTTATCAGAGCGGGACAAGTGAACCCGTTCCGATTGAGGAGTTCTCCGCCGCCCTTTCGGTTCGCACGGACGCCGAGTTCATGGCTCAGTTCCCCGGCGCGGAGGGGGAGCGCCTGGAGGCGATCGACACCATCATCCATGGAGCGCTTCAGGTCGCGGCGTCCCGTCTCCTTCAGCAGCGCACGCATGAGACGCTTGGCAGTAGCGAGATGCACGAGGGCATCCGCGCTCTGAGGCGCATTCATGATGAGGCGCGGAAAGAAGCCAGCGCGGCTACGCGGGTTCAGAAGCCGGCGGTGCGGAAGAAGCCGGGGGCTCAAAAAGAAGGAGCGGCGAAGCTGCCGCGGGGCCGGTAGCGACCCGGATGGGCAAGGACAATACCCAGAGTTATTGATGCTTCTACTTCATCTACCTTTGGTTCCGAATAGCTCATCCATGCGGGCATTTACCACTCGCGCCGTCTCTGCATCCGGCCCTTCTAAAGGTACATCGTCAGGGGCGGCAACTAGGAAGTCAGTCTTCTTGATCAGGGTGATCATGGGAAGTGCCAGCTTGAGCATCCCAAGCCATTCTTCACGAGCTCGCTCGGTAGATGCTGGGTTTCGGTGACCGATAATTCTTTCTGCATCTTCGATTAATGTACAAAAAGCTTGAGCAGCACTCGCAAGAAGACGAAAGTTTTTCTTTAGTAGGTCCGCCTTGCTGTCGCGTTCAGAAGACAGCCTTACGATTTTTACTATCGTATTCAAATATTCTGTAGTTGTCTTCAGCCAATCAGTATCTAACCTAGCATTACTGCTCAGCCTAGAAACAATTTCGGCGTTTACTGATCGTTTGTTCGACCGCGCCGCTTCAATCAGCTCCTGATGGAGATCAGCAGGCAGTCGAACCCGCATCATGTGTTCGTCGCGTTCCATGGACCAACAATGGCCCACTTTGGCCTTGACTTGTTAGGGCCCAAAGAGGATCATTTTATGGCCCATTAAGGTCCATGAGGAGGCCATGCAGACACCGGTACATGTCTTCAAACTTCGATTACCCCACGCCCTGCTCGTCCGAGTGGACGAGGAAACTCGGCGTAGCCGCCGCAGCAAGACACAGGAAATCATCGTGGCCATCGAAGCGCACTTAGAGCGGGTGGCCGAACTCCGCCTTCCTTCAGGCGGTCAGCCGGCGGTGGGGCAAGAGGCCTAGGAAACCTCCCCACCGCCGGTCTTCCCGGCCCTCGCTAGGAACGAGGGTCGTCACACACATTCTGAGGACACAGAACGTGAGCGAGATTGAAGATATCGTTTCCCCGCCCCTGGCGGGTCAACTGGTTCCTTCCATGGTGGAAGGCGAAGCCCGCATCAGGGACCTTGATTTGGCAGAGCGCCTTGGCTTCGCTCAGCCGCGTGACGTCCGGAAGCTGATCCAACGCTGGCTGCCCGATCTGAACCGGATGGGGGTTTGCGCCGCCATGGCGCGAACCTCAGGAGCCCAGGGCGGCCGCCCCGCCACTGAGTTCTACCTCAACCGCAAGCAGGCGATCTTCATCACCGCCAAGTCGGAGACGGCCGAAGCGACCGAGATCACCATCCAGATCATCGAAGCCTTCGACGCCTACGAGCGGGGCACCCGTCCTACCGACCCCCTCGCCGTCCTTGCTGATCCCGACGCCCTGCGCGGCCTCCTGTTCGACTACGCCGGCCGGGTGAAGGCCCAGGCGGAGGAGATCGCCCTCCTCGCGCCCAAGGCGGACGCGCTGGACCGGATTGCGGATGCCGACGGCAGCCACTGCATTACGGACACGGCCAAGCTTCTGCAGGTTCGTCCGAAGGACCTGTTCGCCTACCTCACCCAGCACAGCTGGATCTATCGCCGTACGGGGGCGGACCACTGGTGCGCCTACCAAGCCCATATCGCCTCCGGCGACATGGTCCACAAGGTGACGACGGTCCTCCGCCCCGACGGGACGGAAAAGACGACCGAGCAGGTGCGGGTTACGCCGAAGGGCCTCGCGAAGCTCGCCAAGCTGATGGCGCCTGCGGTCCGCCTCGTTCCGCCGACGCCGGTCGCGACGCTCCCTGGCCTCTGCGCGTGAGGAAGAGCAGCACCATGAGCATCGCACAAGCTGCCACCCGCTCGGCGGAGACTTTCGCCAACCCAATGCCGGCCACGATGGTGGCCGGCCAGGTCAGTCGGCGGACAGCACGATCTGCTCCGACCGCGAGCCCGGAGAGCAAGGCCAAGCTCCGGGCGTTCCGTGCGCTCGAGAAGGCGGGCAAGGCCGCGACTACCGCGACCGAAATCTTCGAGCTGATCGAGAAGGTGGACGCGATGGGCGCCAACCGGGCGGATTGGCCCGGCGACGCGGACGCGAGCGATCGCCTTTCCACGCGCCTCGCGGAGCTCCACACGCGCCTCCATCGCAAGCTCCTTGATCTCCCTGCTCCCTATCCGCCGCAGGTCGCCGCACATGTCCTCCGCCTGGTGCGGGCGGACATGTCGACAACCTCCGCGGGGTACTCGTGGGAGGAGCTGATGTGGAAGCTCGTTGAGCGCGTGGAAGGGGAACTGCGTGGCGCAGGCTCCCCTGCCGACGCCGACCTGATCCGCATCTGCGCGGAGCACGCCGACCACATTGCCGCGGTGAACGAGCACGGCACTGGGGAGGACGACTGCCCTCTCTGGCTGGCCTATGCACGCAGCCGCGATGCGATCCGTGCCGCGGTGCCCATGACGGTTGCTGGCATGGTTGCGAAGGCGCGCGCCGCAAAGGCTGAAGCGGCCTGCAAGGATGGCACGGAGCGGTACGAGAACTGCCCGGCGGCAGATATGGCCTGGGACTTGGTGAACGACCTGCTGCGCCTTTCTGGGGATCAGCCCGCGCCTGCCGCGCAGCCGCCATGCCCAGTCTGGGCGCACGCGGAAGACCTCGCGGATCTGGACGAGGAGCTGGAAAGGCTGGCTTCGACGCCGGACCACGATCGCATCACCAAAGGTCACTACCTTGCGGCTGGCGAGCGCCATGACGCGCTCTGGCTCTTAGTCAGTGCCAGCAGGCCTGTCAGCGAGAAGGGGGCGCTCCTGGCGCTCATTTCCGCGGCCAAGATCTCGACCGAAGCTGCGGACAACGAACTCACGCAGGACGAGTTGGTCGCGAGGATCCAGGCCGTCCGCAATCTGATCGCAGGCGCCTTCTTCGTCCTCGCCGAGCACCACCCGCACCCGACGCTGGCACGCCTGCAGACTGGCTGGCTGCCGCGGTACACCTACAGGCTCTCCACCCATGAGGAGGTCGCGGCCGAGGAAGCCGCCCGCACGGGGCGCGCAGCATGACGCGGCGCCTCACCTACCGCGCCCGGGTAGAAGCCCTGGTGCAGCGCCTCATTGATCGCCTGGACGAGATGGACGCGTCCACGACGGACATGGAACCGGATGAGGATGACGACGACCCGGAGGAGGCGAGCGGACAGCCGCTCACCCTCTGCCCGGACTTGATGCCTGCGAAGCGTGGTGCGGCTCTTGAGGTGCAGGCATGAACCGCACCATTGACCGCATCGACGTCATGGGCCGGCTCAACTCCGCCATTCGTACTGCCGGTGGGGAGAGCGCCTTCGTCCGCACTCACGGCCTGTCCCGGCAGGAAGTGCACGAGGCGATGAAGGGCAACCGCCATCCAGCGCCAGGGATGCTCGCTGCCGTTGGCGTCCGGAAGGCCGTGAAGGTCACCTACGAGCTGATCGAGAGGAGGGACCCAGATGCTCGGCTGAACGACGTCCTGGCTGCCGCGCAGCAGGTAAACGGATGCCAAGAGGCTTGCCGGGGCGACGTGCTCGACTGTCCCTGCGCTTCGGCCGCCCGGGCGGCGGTGGTGGAGGCCGGGCGTGAGTGAGGCACATCTCGATGCCTCTGAGACCGAAGCCCGACGCCGGCGCAGGCTACGCAGCGAGAAGCCTGTGGCAGCCTCTGCTCTCTCAGCGGACGACCTGATCCCGCTCGAAGCTGTAATGGCAAAGACGTACCTCAGTGCGTCAACCATCTATGCCTGGATGGCCGACGGGCGCTTTCCCCTAGGCGTACAGCTCAGCCCGCGCTGCGTCCGCTGGGTTGTTGGCGAGGTGGAGGAGTGGAGCCGTCAGCAGGCCGCGCAGCGTGCGGCGGTGCGCACGCCGCAGAAGTTGCCGGAGGTCAAGGCAGCACCGATCGAGCAGCAACCGCGCCGTGGAAGAGGGCGACCGAAGAAGGTGTAAATCTCCGCCCCTTCGCAGGCGGCAGTTACGCCCGCTACTCTCAATCAACATGGAAAGAGGCGAACCAGGTGAAGACGATACCCAAGAGCGTGCTGAAGATGCTCGAGCAGCAGTGGAAGCCTACGGAGGGCCACTCGGCTTTCGACACGAGTATGCAGCGGCGCCCGACTGATCCCAGCTATTACCACGTCCGCAATGACGTGGAGGTGTCCATGGTGTCCCTCACCTACGACGAGGCGAAGAAGTTGGACGCGGAGGGGGCGCTAGGCGACTTCGTGAAGGACCATGGCAACGGCAAGTCCGTCGCGGTCAATGAACACGCTGTGCACGCTTTGATGGATTTCTGCAGCGAGGTGTACGACGCCTGGAACAAGTATCAGGATCGACTGCGCCGCATACCCGGGTAGGGATGAGGCCCGGGCACAATCCCGGGCACTTTATCTAAGCGGCCGCCTCCATAGTGCTTATAATTCAATGATTTAGGCGCGGCAGAATTTCGGATGGTCCAGCAAGGGCCGTGCACTGGTCGTGAACGTGCAGGCGGCGGACCAGAACACCATCGCGGGCGTCATGCTGCCCGCGGGCTCGGGCCGGTCGGTCGAGCTGCTGGATGGCGGCCTCGTGCTGATGGGCTGCGACATCTATGGCAGCGTCCATGTCCATGACGCGGCGGACAGCCTGCAGATCCTTGGCTGCGACCTGAAGACGACGAGCTTCACGGGGCAGAGCGCAGCGGCGCTGCAGAAGATGCAGATCTCGGGCAGCCGCCTGCCCTCCTCCGTCGGCATTGCGCGCAGTATCGGCGGGCAGTCCGAGCTGGCCGCGATCTCCTCCTCCGGCGTGATCGAGACGCGTCTCTCGGCACGCTCCGACGGGATCGTGGCGGTGCATCGGCGCAGTGGCAGCGCCGGCGCGATGCTGCGCCTGCACGGCAGTGCCGACACGGCGGCGGCATCCCTCAGCGTGGCGGGAAACGACGTGTTCATGGCCGGCGACGCCACACTGAACCCGAACGCGGCCTTCGCCTTTGGCGGCACGGGCATGACGCAGCCGCTGACCCTGCGGCTGCGGCGCCTTTCCACCACGCCCGCGGCGAATGACCGCATCTTCTCGCTGGAAGGCAACGGCAGCAACAGCGCGGCGGCCGAGGTAACCTATGGCCGGGTCGCCACCCTGGCGGAAGGCGTGGCGGCCGGGGCGGAATCCGGCGCGGTGGTCATCGAGACGCGATCGGCCGGCGTGCTGGCCGAGCGGATGCGCATCGCCTCCTCCGGTGCCGTGACGCTGACGGGGCCGCTGACCCTGCCTGCCGATCCCACCACCGCCATGCAGGCGGCGACGCGCAACTACGTGGACAACAGCTTCCTCCAGCGCCCCATCCCCATGGTGGTGACGGCGGCGGCCACGCCGCTGACCTTCGCCACGCATAACGCACGGATGATCGTGGCCAATGCCGGCACCACCCTGTCCATGGACTGGGCCGCCACCGGCAACGGCTTCTCCTGCCTGGTGGTGAACCGCTCCGGCGCGGATCTGGCCGTGTCGCTCGCCGGCTTCTCCTCCGCGATCCTCAACCCGGATGGCTATGCCAAGGTGAGGGCCGGCGGCGTCGCCAGCCTGCTGGTCTTCTCACCGGATGGCGGCACAACGAAGCTCTGCCAGCTCACCGGCGCGGGGGCGGCCTGATGATCGGCTCCACCCCGGCCATCCATGCGCTTGGTGGCGGTCCGCTCCGGCTGGTCACGCCGGGCGGACTCCTGCCGTCGCTCGGCTTCGCCCGCGCCTCCGCCGCGCTGGCCCTGGGCGCCACCGGCACCAGCTGGCAGCAGGCCGGCGCGGATGCGCCCCGCTTCGGCGGCACGGCCCGGCGCCTTCTCGTCGAGGGTGCGCGCACGAACCAGTTCACCAACCCGCGCAGCGAGGGCGCGGTTCCCGGCATCGTGGGCGCCGGCGGCCAGCTGCCGACCGGCGGAAGCGTTGCCACGGATGCCGGGCTCACGACCGAGGTGGCCGGCACAGGCACCGAGGACGGGCTCCCCTATGTTGAGCTCCGCCTTTTCGGCACCCCGAGCGCGAGCATCTACCAGCTCAATCACGGCGGCGGCGCAACCTCCATCGCGGAAGGCCAGATCTGGACCTACAGCCTGTTCATCAGGGTGACGGGCGGCAGCACCAACGGCGTCAACTACTTCGCCCCGGCGTTCGTGACCAACATGAATGTCGGCATTCCCACCGGCACGGCGCTCCGGAATTGCCGGGTTTCGGCGGCATGGCCCATCGCATCCGCCGGAAATTCCATCGGGCGCCTCCGGATCAGCCTGGCGACCGGCCAGCCGGTGGACATGACCTTCCGCCTGGCCGTGCCACAGCTCGAGCTCGGCGCCTTCGCCTCCAGCCCGATCCTGCCGCCCGCCGGCACGATCGCCGTCAGCACGCGCGCGGCGGATGTGCCGGCCTATGCCCTGCCCGCCGCCGCCCAGCCGCGCGGAACCCTCGTCGGCACCTTCATGCTGCCGCAGGCAGCCGCATCGGGCACCGAGCAGGGCCTGCTGCAGCTCGACGACGGCAGCGACGGCAACCGCGTCATCCTGCGCAACGCGGCCGGCGGCACGGCGGTGGAGGCAGCGCTCGTCTCCGGCGGCGTCACAACCGCGGTGCTAGCGGGCGGCGCGATGAGCCCGGGCACGCCCTTCCGCGCGGCGCTGGCCTGGGACCCGGGCGGCGTCGCGCTCTGCGTGGCGGGTGGCGCGGTCCAGTCGGCCGCGGCGCCGCCGGCAGGGCTGGCGCGCCTGCTGGTCGGCCATGCGTCGGCCGGGCTCGGGCGCCCCGCCTTCGGCGAGGTGGGCCGGCTTGACCTCCACCCCACCCGCCTGCCGGGCACCGCCCTGCAGGCGCTCACCACCCTCAGCTAGACGGGAGCCTTCCCATGTCCGACCTAACCGACTACGCCCGCAATCTGCTGGCCCGTGCCGTCTGCGCCCGGGGCCCGAGCCTTCCCACCACCGTCTATGCGGCACTCGGCACCGGCGGCACCGCAGCCGCGGGGCTCACCGGGGAGCCGGCCGGCAACGGCTATGCCCGCCAGCGCGTGACTTTCACCGGCACCGGCCCGCAGCGCAACGCCGAGGCGCTGCGCTTCGTCTTCGCGGCATCGGCCGGGACGCTGACCCATGTGGGGCTGTATGACGCGGCCTCGGGCGGCAACCCGCTGCTCGTCTCGCCACTCAACGCCGCCGTCGCGATGACGGGCGCGGGCACGGTGACGGTGGCCGCGGAAAGCCTAGTGGTGAATCCTAGCTGA